CAGCAATGAAAACATCGACTCGGATACTTCCCGGAATAAAGGCTATCGGCTGGATTGACTGCCGACATCTGCCGAGGCGCGTTGACCTCTCGGCTATCTGTGGCATGGCTGTGCCTATCCTTACGGATATTCACCCGATACCGTTCTTCGACGAGCCGACCTGCGAGTGCAAGACCAAGAAAGACAGTGCCGGGTACGAGGACACCGCCACCTTGAAGTTCCATACCGGCGGCAGACTTCCTTTCGGTGCCTGTCTCGGTTTTGTCGTTACCGATGTCAACGGCAATTCTTTTCTTATCGGCTCGCTCGAAGCTCCGCGCCCGACTGTCGAGTGCGAGCTGCGCACGGGAGTTCCGTCGGGCGATCGTGCCGGATATGCCTACGAGATTAAACACGTCAGCATAAAGTCTATGGTGCCGTGTATCATATAAACCTTTGCATCAATCCCAATCCACGCCGCAGTGATGCGGCACGTCATACAGATTTTGAAGTTTACAATCTCATTTTGCCGCTGGCGCGTGATGCGTCGGCGGTTTTTATATAGGCAGGAGCCGCCCCGAACGGCGACTCGACGGAGGGAGCGAGGGGCAGATGCGGCGTTGCAAGGGCCGCGCCCATCGGGTAGTCCCACAGCAACAGCACGGCTTCGTGGTCGGGCGAGATTGCCCGGTCTTGGCGGTAGCCGACGATGCTCCGGGAGAACGCGGGGCAGTCCGAAGTCATGCAGACCCGCTCGCCGCAGCAGCCCTTCGGGCGTGGAGTTGTCGGGAACTCTTTTTATAGCGGTAAGCGACCACCTGGCCGCACATTCGCACTTCATTATTCAGATGGCTTCGTCGGCTTCCGGCATCAGGCCCTCGTCTGTCTGCGGTATGCGGTGTAATCCCTCGTGGTCCGAGCCTGTTTATTGTCGTGGGTCTGCCTCGTCTATGTGGAACGCTTTGCAGTTCGGCGGTGTCGCCGTCCTCGGCGCAACGGCATATCCACTGCGACACACCGCCGCCGTACTTGCTCAGATTGTAAGCGCCGGCATAGATACTCGTTCGGGCTATCCGGCAGTCGCTCTTTATGCCGTTCCTTTCGGTCAGGCTCCGCCCGTTCCGCGTGTTCTTTATCTGACTCTTGAAGTCGCGCTCTCCATAATTCCCTCCCGACATTTTCGGTACATCGTGTTCATTCAGTTTTCCTGTCGCAAAGGTAGGGCCGCCCGCACATCTGCGCCCTGTGGCTTGACCCTCCGGGATTGCAAACAACATTACATAAATCTCCACCCTACGGGTCGTATTTACCTCTCCGCTTGTAATAACGTCTGCAATTCCGCTTCCGCAGCTCTCCCAATTATTGCAACGTAAAACTTAAAAAATGAACACAATGTCAAACCCTCAAATTCCTACCGAGATGAAATTACTTTTTGGAGAACTCGACATCACACCAAGAGTCGAAGAACGACTCGAAGAACTGGGCTACACCGTAGCCGACCTTCAGGAAGCGGTCATAAATCACAAGAGCGACTGCGACGGCCAACCCTCCGTCTATGTCGGCACTTACGGCAAGTACAACGACGGCTCGCTCTGCGGTCTGTGGATTGACCTCAGCACCTTCAACGGCTACGACGATTTTATCGACTTCTGCAAGGCGATCCACGCCGACGAGGAAGACCCGGAGCTGATGGCCCAGGACTACGAGGGATTCCCCCGCCAGTGGTACAACGAGGGCTTCATGTCGGAGGACGACTTCGACAATATCATCGAATACTCGGAGTTGTGCGACAAGTACAGTCAAGAGGCCGTCGATGATTATATGGAGTTTCACGACGAACTCGACGACTTCGAGGAAGCCTACTGCGGCGAGTGGGACAGCGAGGAAGACTTCGCCCGGCACATCATCAGCGAGTGCTACGACCTCGAAAAGTCGATGGGACAACTCGCCAATTACTTCGACTATGAAGCCTTCGGACGCGAGCTGTTCATGTGGGACTACTCGATGGGCGCGAACGGTAACGTATTCCGCCGTGTCTGACCTCTTTCCTCCCTCCTTTGAGTCGCCCTTCGGGGCGCCTCTTTCTGTATATAAAAAGAGCGAGGTCGCGGAGACATAGTCCGCGACCTCTTTTTCCCTTTTTAAGTGTTGGTATAGAGACATAGCCTATACGAGCACTAATTATGTTGCAAAGGTACTTCTTTTTTCTTAATCAACAAAATTTTCCGTGAAAAAGTTGTTGCTATCACATCGGAAAGCCGCTGCTCTGATGAAGAACCGACTTGATAGCCGGCGTTGTGGCGTATTTATTTATCAAATCTTCGACCTCTCGCTCAAAGTCTGCGGCCCGATTTGCTGATACCTGCTTTAATAAGTAGCCTACTACTTTTAACGCTCCATAAAGTCGTTTTCTTGCTTCGCCTGTTACATTTGCCGGACCCCTGCGAATAAGTGGATAAAGGGCAATATCATATAGCAAGCCTCCGTGTGCGCAAGTGTTTCTTACACAACGCACAACATCTAAGTAATTTTCAAAGATATTGGTATATGTAACTCCAAAATGTTCGGCAATAGCTTTTTTATCGTCAAGGTCAAGCAAGGATTTATAGAGTGCGATATTGCTTCCTAACGTCATAAACTCAAGCGTTTTCCACGCCGGAGCATATCGGTCGTTGATATGGTTCCTATGATGTGCCGCGATGAATTTATTACGTTTGAATTTATCGGTATATACCTCTGTGTCAAAACTTGAAATATAATCACGGCCAACTACTCGCGAAGAAACAAACCACGTCGGAAGCGTACTATATTTATTGGAGATAGTATAAACAATGTAGGTTCTGAAATTTACCTCGATGCGAGTAATATATTTTTGTAGGATATTACGCAAGGCATAATCAAAATAATACAGCTTTACTGCATCATCAAAATTTGCTCCTGCCTTAAATTCGTGAGTACGCCTTTGATTTGCAGGACAACTTTTCTCGAAAGGAAACCAATAAAATCCAAGACGGTAATATCCGACATCAAGTAGAACCTCTTTGGCTTTCTCTATGTCGGAAATTTCCATACCTCTGCTTTGAAGCAGGGCTATTTGTTGGTCTAATGTTCTTGCTCTATTTCCCATAGTAACTGCAAAGTTACGAAATTTCTCCGACTTTTCGTGTCTTTTACCCTCCTTTTATACAGCGGTAATTTCGTGGCAAACTTAGTTTTGCCATGTCGAAAACCACTTACAACATATCCCTGAAAGGCTACGTCGGAGGCTACGACTTCGACCGCTCCACTGTCGACCGTGAACTCGCCAAAAACGAGGGCAAGCAGGTAAATGTGCTTATCGACAGCCTCGGCGGCTCACTCGCCACCGGCCTGTCTATCTCCGCCGCTTTCAGAAACCACGGCAATGTCAATGTGCATTTTGTCGGTCTGAACGCATCTGCCGCAACCATCGCTTCACTCGGCGCAGCCCACATCTCCATAGATGCCGGGGCTATGTATCTCGTTCACAAGTGTTCCATGTCATTTTTCGAGTGGGGCAGCCTCAACAGCGACCAGTTCGCTACGCTCATCGCCGACTGTGAGAAGATTAAAGCCGACCTTGACAAGCTCGACCTTAACTGCGCCCAACTCTATGCCGCTCGGTGCAAGCGTAAGACCGAAGACTTGCTCGATCTTATGAAAGTCGGCGGCTGGCTTACGGCAAAGGAAGCTCTCGACTGGGGCTTCGTCGACGAAATAACAGACCTTGCCGATGAACCGGCCCCGAGGCTCACCGACGCGCTCGCCTCGGCTATGGCAAATGCCGGAATACCTATCCCAAATATTCCTGTCGCGGAGACAGAAAAGGAGGGAGCATTTGCCAGGTTCATCGCCGCGCTTACCGCCTTGTTCTCTGCCAAAGCAGAGCGGCAGCCCGATTTCAACGCGCACACCAATCCCATCACAACAGCAATGATAAAGACTTACACGTTTTTGTCGGCTATCCTCGCCGACAAACCGCTGGCCGTGAAAGACGGTACAGCCTCGGTTACCGTGGCGCAGCTCGACGCGATCGAAGACGCGCTCGCAGAGAAAGACCGCCTGTGCAACGAACAGAAACAGACCATCGCAGACTTACAGGCCAAACTCGCCAAGACTCCGGCGGAGCCGTCGAAGCAGGTTGTCGAGGACAGCAAGCCCGGCGGCGAACATGCACCCAAGAATGATGTCGAGCAGTTTGTCGATACCTACAACTCGGCCCGCGCCCTCTACAACGAAGTATAACCTTAAATCTCCATAACACAATGGCAGGTAAACTCACTTTCTCACTCAAAGAGTATCAGGAAGCCGCCGTGAAGTATCGCGCCGACCTCCTTATGCTTCCCATTATCGGTATCGGCGACACGCTCCAGTTTATGACAGGGCGCCCCGGCATCAGATACAAGGAGCGCGTCGGCAACCTTACGGGCGACGCGCAGTTCGCGCCCTATAACCCCCGGCGTGCCGTGGACTACAACCTCGGCATCGAGTTCCGCGACCTCGAAACTTTCTTTGGCTCCGTCGTCGCCAACTTCGAGCCTAACTCGGCTATCTCAACGCTTCTCGGCACGGGGGCAACAAAGGGCGACGGTCAGATGACTACGCCGACCGCGCGCCACGTTCTCGCCAAGATTGCCAAGAACCTCTCGGAGCATCTGAACGATGCCGTATGGAACGGCAGACGAAACGCCGCCGGAGATACCACCGCCGACCTTTTCGACGGCTTCGACACGATTACCGAAAAGGAAATCGCCGCAGGAGCTATCGCCGCCGAGGAAGGTAACTACATGAAGTTCGACGATGCCATCACTGCGGCCAATGCCGTAGACATCGCCAAAGAAATCCTCTTTTCGCTCGACCCGCGCCTCCGCGCCCAGGACCTCTATCTCTATTGTTCGCAGGACTTCGTCGACAAGTACAACGAAGGCTACCTGCTCACACACGGCGGCATACCTTACAACACCCAGTACGGACAGGGTGCCGTGGAGGGTTCCAACGGCAAGCTGAAGTTCTGCCCCCTCTACAACAAGGCCGGCTCGAAGTTCATGCACGTATCCACCAAGAGCAATATGCTCGTGGGCTACGACCAGATGGGCGATGTCGAAAACGTGATGATCAAGGAGTTCGCACCCTTTATCCTTTCATACATCGCCACTATGTTCTTCGGCGTTCAGTTCGAGACAATCGACAAACGCCGCTTCAAGACTATCGAAATAACCGTCTAATCCCGCTTCACTATGGCTGTCAAATGTAACTCTATTCAGAAATCCCTCGGCTGGTGTCAGGGTACCCCGGAGCTTCCCGGCGTGAAGCGTCGCATTTACTTCCTCGCCAAGTCGTTCATTCTCGGCTATCCGCAACTGCCGCGCGATGAACTGGGGCGGCCCACTTCCGCAATCCTTGACGGCGAATATATTCTCGCCGCTGATGCGAAGTGGAAGTATATCGACATTCTACCCGACAAGTCGCAGCTTACTTCGGAGGCACAGGGCGAGCTGCCATCGCAGACGCAGCTTAACAAGCTCATCGCCGTTCACCCCGGCGTAGGCGCGGAGGCTTCCGCTGCCGCAGCCTATATCAACAACACCGACAATGTGTTCATTGTCGAGGATATGAAAGGAAACTTTCGTGTTCTCGGCAACGACAAGTGGACTACCAAGGCAACCGTCGCCCAGGACCTCGGTCAGGGTGCCACCGGCACGACCTCGACAACTATAAACGTCGAGGCTACCGACGAAGTGCCTGCGCCCTTCTTTGTCGGTACTCTCGAAACCGAGGACGGCGACATCGAGTGCAAACGAGGGCAGAATGTTTAACTTGTTAAACTTATGCCGAGTGCAGCCTCGATTGGCCGAAAGGCACATCGACTGCTCCCGTAAGGCCGCGTAATTCCGCACTCTATGGACGATACAAGAAGCGTCAGGAAAGGAGCGATAGCGTTGGACGAGATGTTGGACGACATCGAAGTGCCTTCTTTGGAAGCCCCCGACCTCGACGCTTCTTTTATACCCTCGGCTCATACCAAAGACCTTTTCGCCGAGAAGAAGCGGGCGGCATGGAAAGAGGCTCAACAGGTGGAGGCCCGTTGCGACTTCGCGCCTAACAAGGTGCGGATTTCATACCGCAATCCGCAGTTCGGCATCATATCGCTCTGGAAGAAGTCGCTCTATGGCCGGACACTTACCGACATCAAGAACGACCCCGATATGGTAGAGAAATTTGCCGAGGGCATGAATACCCTTATCCGGCAAATTCTTGGTCATTCGCTTGCCTCCGGCGACTGGGCTATCGTTACATCGCCCAAACGTCGCCACAAGGTCAGAAATTTTGCCTCGCTCATTTCGGCCCGGCTCGCTGAACTTCTCGGCATACCCTTCTATGAAGACGTTGCCGAGTGCCACTCTAAGCATCGTGTCGGGGCGGTCTTTACCTTTGGCGCACAACCGCCCTCCGAGCGAAACATCATCGTCTTTGACGATTTTGTTACCTCCGGCGCCACGATGATCTCGATGCGCGAGCTGCTTATGCCACTCGGTTACAACCTCGTGTTCTTCACAGGAATAAATAACAAACTTTGACCCCATGCGCCATAATAATTTTGACCCCTCTATGGACCACAAATTTACTGAACAGATAAAGCAGTGGCTCGAAAAGCCCGAAACCGAGCGCGACTACTCCGTCGGCGCTCTTTACCTCTTGAAGCTGTCGGGCAATCAGATTATGTACCGTAACATAATCGCGCAGATTGACCGCCGCCACGATGTCGTGGACTATCAGCTTCAGAAGTATTACAACTTCCGCGTTCAGGCTCTCACTCACGCGCAGGTCGAGGAAATGGCGACGCAGGTGGAAACCATCGTGGCCGAACATATTCCGCTGGCGGCTAACGCCGACCAAAATCCGGCAAAGGGCCGACGTGCCGACCACGATTCACTCCCCGACGAAATCAAAGCGAAGTACGTTGAGAACCTTTCGCTTCTCCAACGTATGCGCGAGCTGCATCTGCGCCTCCGCTCGCTCTCGCTTGAAAACTCCACCTGCCCGGACTCCGAGCGTTATCCCTTCTTAAAGGAGTTAATCGCTCTCGACAAGAAGCTGCACGCAAACTGGGAGGCTTACGATCACTATGTTGCACCAAGCCCCGGTGCCGTTCCCTCGCGATCGCCCGGGGGAAAACGCTCCGCCGCAGGTGCAAATAAGAAATCCACCAAGAAGTCCGCAGAATGAAAAGGAGTGCCAACATCGACCAAATCCTTCGACCGTTGAAAGAGACGCCTTTTCAGGCTTACCTTTCAAATGCCGTGCAGGTGGCCGACATTCTCGAATGGATTTTGGGCCAGGTCGGCATCGCCGAGGTTTGGCAGACTTCCTTCTCCATATCGGAGGAATTTCTGCGCCGCTTATTCTTCATTACTAAGGATAAAAAGGTCTCTCGTATTAACCTTGTTCTCGACCACAAGGCAACCAACAAGACGCTCAAACTCTGGGCGTTCATCACACAAGTTATTGAGCGCACCTATCTTGCCGACAACCACAGCAAGATTTTGTTGGTGCAATCCGAGCGCGGCGATACGGTCAGCGTCATTACTTCGCAGAACTTGACCCGTGGCAACCGCCACGAGTCGGCGTTTATCTCCACCGATAAAGCAATCTTCGACCGGCTCCACGAGCAGGTCAACGATTTAATAACCAATCACAGCGTACCACTCCATGATTTATTCAGAGAACGAATTGCAGCAGATTGAAAAATTTGCAAGCATATATCTCAAAATTTCCGATATGGCGGTCATTCTCGACATTCCGGCTGATGTGCTTCGCGAAGACATCGCCGACCGCTCCACGGACGTTTCCAAGGCGTACCGCCGTGGCAAAGCCGCCTCAAAGGTCAAGCTACATTCCCAGGAAATGATGCTTGCACAGGTCGGCTCGCCGCTCGCAATCGAGAACGCACACCGCAATTTGCTCGACATGGAGGACGACGAGTAAGCGCTATGTCATATCCCAACGCCATAGAAGTTTGCCGCGCCGAACTCTTTACCAAAGAGGTTGAGTTGCGCGAGCGTTATCCCGGCCAGATGGTCGAGAAAGTCTTGCGTGTGCGTGAGATGTATAACTGGTTCATCGCCAATCCCGATGGCACCGACCGCGAGTTTGTCGCCGAGGTATGCCAACGGCACAACATACACCGCACAACGGCGTATTCCGACCTTGCCGTTGTGAAGTCGCTGCTGCCGATGCTCGGCTCCGCCTCACGCGACTTCCACCGTTGGCGCACCAATGAAATGCTTATCGCCACCTACAAGATGGCCGAGAAGCGCAAGGACAGCAAGACTATGGAACGCGCCGCCACTGCCTACGGCAAACTCAATCGCGTTGACCTCGAAGATGAACAGGCAATACCGCTCGACCAAATCCTCGTTCAGCCCTTCACGGCTACCGATGATCCGCGTGTACTCGGCATCGAGCCTATTCCCAACATAGCCGACAAAATCGCGGCCATGATTGAGAAGTACCGGGCCGAAACCATCGACATTGAAGATGTCGAGTTCGAGGAAGTAGACCTCGAATTTGACTCGCTTTTCCCATCAGATAACGCAACCGAGGATAGCGATGATAGAACCGAGAATTATTAAGCCAAATCCAATCGCTCTTTTTTTAGCCCACTTCGGCTTCATAGCCTCTGTTTGGATAGGCTCATTCTTTGATTTATGAAAGGCATAGGCATATTTCATCGCGTAGGCCATTAAGAATAACGCGCCTACGACATTTATTCCGATACCTCCATATATTAAAACGTCTTGCATATAATTATAAACACGATGGCCGACAAAAGAGTTTACTTTAACAGGCCCCAACGCCTCACACAGCTTATCGGCGCGAACACTACCGTTATCGTCGCAGGGCGACGCACCGGCAAGACGGACAGCATCGCTGCTCCGTTTGTTCTGCGCAATATGCAGCGTATGCCCGGTTCGACAGGAGGCATCGTGGTGCCTACCTTCAAGCACGGATTGACCAACACAATCCCGGGCTTGCTCGCCGCATGGAAGCGATGGGGCTACATCGAGGGTATCCATTATGTCGTGGGGAGGAAACCGCCGAAATCGTTCCGTCAGCCTATCATCGACCCGAAAGATTATGAACACGTCATATCTTTCTACAACGGGTCTGTCGCCGTGATTATATCGCAAGACCGCCCAGGCAGCTCGAACTCGCTAACGCTCTCGTGGCTGCTGGTCGATGAAGCCAAGTTTATCGACTACGCAAAACTCAAAGACGAAACGCTTCCGGCCAACGGCGGCATAAAGTCGCACTTCGGAAAGCACTCCTTTAATCACTCAATTATGATATTGAGCGATATGCCGCAGACCCAGAAGGGCAGTTGGTTCCTACATTACCGCGACAAAATGGACCCGGAGCTTATCAAGACCATTGAGGCCACGGTCTATGAGATTTGGAGGACGAAGGAGCGCATACGCGCCCTTAACGCTTCGGGGAAGCCGGTGCCTCCGTATCTCAAAGGCTACCTCCGTCGCCTTGACCGCGACCTCAATAAGATGCGTTCCGTCGCTGTGTATTACAGAGAATACAGCAGCATCGAAAACTTGCAGCTTCTCGGCGAGAACTACATCAAGCAGATGAAGCGCGACCTTACACCTTTGACCTTCCAAACCTCTATCCTTTGTCAGAGGATCGGAATTGCAAAGGACGGCTTCTATTCCTCGATGCGCGAGGGCCACAAGTACGATGCCAACGATAATCAGTACCTCGACACCCTCGGCTATGATTACGACTTCTCGACGCTCGACGCCCGCGCCGACAAGGACGTTGACCCCGACGCGCCCATCTGTATCGGCATGGACTACAACGCTAACATCAACTGGATTGTGGCCGGGCAACCACGCGACCGCCGCCTCAATGTTATCAAATCGTTTTACGTCAAGTTTGACCGCAAGATACCGGCACTCGTCGAGGACTTCTGCCGCTATTACGCCGCCCATCGCAATAAGACCGTGGTCTATTATTACGATGCAACCGCCCTCGGCTCCAACTATGCCGTCAACGACCAGGACTTTCATTATAATGTGGTAAAGGAGTTTGAGCGGCACGGCTGGCGCATCGAGTCCGTGTACCTCGGAAACCCGATGCACCACGACGAGAAGTATCTTCTCATCAACAACGCCTTCGCCGGAAAGCAAAGGCTCATGCCGTTCTTCAACCGCTCCAACAATGAAGACCTTATCCTTGCCATTCAGTCAGCAGGTGTCTCAAACGGTCGCAACGGCTTCCGTAAGGATAAGTCCGGCGAAAAACTCGCCGAGAGCGAAGAAGACCTGCTCGAACACCGAACCGACGGCACCGATGCCTTCGATACACTCTACATCGGCGCGGAGAAGTTTCCGTTCCACGACACTTTCGCCCTCTCCGTGTCGGGCGTATCGTAAAAAAATCTCCGATTTTTACATTTGTGTAAAACATTTTTTGTAACTTTGCGTTGTAATTTCAAACGCAAAGAATTATGAGCGAAGTAGAACTCCTCTTAGTCAACAGCAGCGACAGCTGCACTATGTATACTATTCAGTTCCTGTCTGATGATATGAGCGAATTTGAAAAATTCGTTACCAAATTCAGACAGGACGCCGAGCTGAATCCTGACTTTCAGGCAATAATGAGATTCGTTGAACAGATTCTCTCCAACGGCGCACTGGAGCGGTACTTCCGCAGAGAGGGCAAGATGAACGACTCAGTTGTCGCACTGCCAGTTTTGAAATCAAAACTCCGCTTATATTGTCTGCGGCTTACCGACAAAATTCTCGTCCTCGGCAATGGCGATGTGAAGAACAGCCGGACATACGAAGAAAACGACACGTTGCAGGGCTATGTCATGGACTTGCAGAAATTCGAGCGTTTGCTCAAACAGGAAGTGCGTTCAGGCAATGTGGAGATAACCGAAAAGGAGATTATAACCGATAAAACCTTTGACTTATGAGAACCGCCAACATTTCTTTACAGGAAATCTTCAATGAGATTCCTCAGGAGAAGCGAGAGGAAACCAGACTCTCTTTTGCCATCTCTAACAGACTGGACGCGCTTATGCATGAAAAGGGTTTGAATAAAAAGCAGTTTGCTGAAGCTCTCGGCAAACGGCCCAATGAGATAACACGTTGGTTGAGTGGTGAGCATAACTTCACTATCTCTACCCTCGCCATGCTTTCCACTTTCTTCGGACAACCTATTATTACTGTGGGATAAATATAATCCGTCATTCCTATGGAGCAAGATAATTCAACTGCAAATAACGGTCTCGCACTTCGTTACGGGATGTTCATCCCTTTGGCTTTTATGATTGCATCAATAGTTTCCTGTTGCTTCTCATATTCAAATGCTAAACAAAATATCACAGATGATCTTAACGATGCGATGTTTGCGTTAGCCAATGAGAATAGCGAACTATGGACTCGTCCAGACACCGTTGCAGCCATACGCCAAATGTACGAGACCACCCATAAACCACTTATCTATGAAGCCTCCGATGTCAATTTCAGGAACACATCCCTTAAAGAGGAGGCTTATTTTACTCTCGCCTTGGTTGATAAGAAGAATATCGCACCCAAAATCCGTGAGAACAAAATCGCATCGGATTCTATTATGCTTGTGCTGGAATGTGCTACCGACGGACTCGCGATAAAGGTCCAGGGATTTGCTGACTGCTCTATGGCATCCGTTTTCAGTGCCTCTGACCAGACCCTGCCGGGGATTCTGTTCTCGCTTTCAATCCTCTCTTTGACCGGCATATTTGCATGGAGGAAAAGAACGCCCGTTATGTCTCAAGCCGGAGTTGTTGCCGTTCCCGCAATGCCTACCCTCGACGGCATCAAGCTTACACCCATGCAGCGACAATTCGCCCAGATGCTTCTCGATGCCCCGGATATGAAAGTTGATAAACGGACATTATGCGAGGCCCTTTGGGACAATAAAAGCAATGCCGAAGAATCGCTTTACACCCTTGTAAGGCGTACTAAAACGGCACTCGCCAAGGTCAATATGGAGATTATATGTAACAGGGGCGACTCCTATGAGCTTCACATAACAGACTGATATACTGCATTGTCAGAATTTGTCAGATAAAAGTCAGACAAATTTTTAGGCTTGTTCGCACCATTATTACTTGCTTTGCAGAAAAATTCGCAATGCATGAAATCTAAAACTCTAATCTCCATCTTAACCGTCTTTCTAATCACCGAAAGTGGTTATGCAAAGAACCAGGAAGCGACCGATAGCCTAACGCTCGAGTTGCAAGAGGTTATAATTACCGCTAAACAACCGGCTACAAAATTAGTCGGCTCCACGCTCGTTTCAACTATTCAGGGCACCAACCTTGCAGACCTCGGCACTGCTCTTGATGTGCTTGCACAGTTGCCTATGATTAAGGTTGAGGATAACGCCGTCAGTGTCATAGGTAAGAACAATATCGAAATATATATCGACGGGCGTCCAATGCGCGATGAAGATGAGTTGCAGCAGCTCCTTTCGTCAAATCTCAAGAAAGTTGAATTACTCATGGCACCAGGAGCCGCTTACGAAAGTACCACGGGTGCGGTGCTTAAAATCACGACACGCCGAAATTTCGTGCAAGGGCTGTCGTTTACCGACCAGTTTTTACTTGACCGCCGCTGCAAATGGTCGGTTTTGGATTATCTCGCCCTAAGCTATCGAGTCGGTAATTGGGACTTCTTTGCCAACGGTACGATAAATCACTATAACTCATTAGCAAAGGGATTAACTACCAATATACTTGTTTACGAAGGGAAAGAAACGGTAGTAGGAAGTAGCCAACATAATACATACCCTACGACAACAGGCGTTGTCAAGGCAGGATTCAACTATGCCAATGGCTCACAATTGTTTGGAGCATACTACCGTTACAATCCTGAACACGGTAATTTCAAAAACACAGGTAGCGAATGGCTTAACGACAATCCGGCAATCAGCAGTAATATAGACAAACATACAAGAGCACACAGCCACCTCGCTTCTCTCTACTATGAAAACACTTTTGCTGAAAAATTTCTTCTTCACTTCGATGGCGATTTTCGTCGGTCAAATGAAAGCAATACTGTAGCATCTACTTATCCTGCTTCGTCTTTTCCTGCCGTAAACTCGACTGATGAACGGACATCAACCCTTTGGGCTGGAAAATTGTATCTGAATTTTCCACTTTGGAATGGTGATTTTACAGTGGGGACTCAGGATAGCTATACGCATACTTCTCTTGATTACCGTATGCTTAATACCTCAGTCAGCGAGTATATTCCGTCTTCCATGACTGATGCACGGCAGACCTCAGCAGCATTGTTCGCTTCTTTGTCCCGTATGTTCGGCAAGTTCTCTCTTTCGGCAGGGGCAAGATATGAATATGTCGATTATGACTTCAAGGTTGACGGCAAACGCAGTGAAGAAGTAAGCCGCCGAGACCATCTGTTAACGCCGGACGTATCGGTCGGTTACTCTTTTAACGAAGAATCGCAGATAAGCCTCAGTTATAAAATGGCGACGGTCAAGCCTCCATATTCACAACTCACCGGTTCACTGAATTATGTTGGCTTGCACCAAATCGAAGGTGGCAATCCAGCATTGCATGACGAGCGAATGCACGACATTCAACTTTTCGGCATGTGGAAAGGTTTCATGCTACAGGCTGATTACACCCGCGCACTTGACACCTATGCTTATGTCAAACAACTATATCCCGCCGACAACCTCCAGCTAATCATGCACCCTGTCAATATTGACGTTTCGACTCTGAGTCTCTATCTTGTATGGAGTAAGCCTGTACGCCGATGGACTCCGAATGTAACGGTCGGCATGTATCGGCAGTGGTTACAGCTTGATAATCACTGCTACGACAAACCGATATTCTCTTATTATTTCGACAATACTTTCTCCTTCCCACATGGGTGGACGATTACAGCCAATATCAGCGGCAGCTCGCAGGGAGATATGCACACCAACCGCTTTGGCGCATCATGGTTCACGATGGACGCATCGGTTGGAAAAACATTCCTGAACAAATCCCTGACCCTCAAACTGTCTGCCACCGACATATTCAATACGGCAAATAACGACTGGACTATGAACACCTACGGAGTCTTTGTTGACAAACACCAGAGCTATGACCGTCGGGGAGTGTCACTTAATATTATCTACAACTTCCAACCCCGCAAGAGCAAATACAAAGGATCTTCTGCAGCTGAAGAAGAAATGAAGCGACTTTAGCAGAAATCATACTTTTCAGAAACCTCGGCATTGATGCCGGAGTTTTATTAGTTTTATTATGGAGTTGCGGCACCGCCGCCGCGCTTTCGTAAATCGAGCCTAAGGTCTCGACCAAAAGGCTTCAATCGCTAACTCTTGCTTCGCAAGCGACTTCGTCGATAACATACAGCGAGCTTAGGCGCCAACTATCCGTTGGATCTAAGCTCGCTTTTCTATGCGGTATTGTTCCGGCAACGGCGACTTTCTTCTCAAATAAAGGAAGTTACCGTGCTTTATACCTTTGAGGGGGATTTTACCAACTGAAACGCTGAACCGTACCGTTGCATCGACTCATTATTGAGGCGATTGTCTTATTCTGGACTTCCCCGACACGGGCTTCATAGCTAAGATGTTCCGCTTATGCCGTCAAGTGATTAGTTCTTGGCCGTGCCAAGCACTTCGCGATTACACGGTGTAGATGTGTATTTTGAGCGGGGCGGTCGGCGTTCACTGCCAAATATGCCTTGCAGGTTACATGGTTCGGGATTTTGCCGGGGCGTTCCGCGAGGAACTTTCCTGATAACACGCTCGGAGGCACATTGTATTTACATCGCGAAGTTAGCGTCTTTATCTACGCTCGTCAAGGGCAAGACACGTTCACTGCAACAATCTTCCTTTTTTAGTCGATGCCGAAAAAAGAGTATTGCCTTGTGAACCCTTGTCGGCTAACGTGCCTGCGGCACTGATGGGTCAGCCGCATATTCTGCAATGTAAAACAAACGCGCCCCGGCGCACAGTAAAAACCCTCTTAAACTTCAAAATCATGACCCACGTAATGAACATATTCGACAGCTCTCTCAACTCCAACCGCAAGCTCAAATACTATTCGGTAGAAGTAATCACTTTCGACGGCGACAGCTACACTGAAGAAGTGGAAGCCCGCAGCGCGGAGGAAGCCCAGGAAATCGCCGCAGCTCAATTCGATAACGTCGATTACACGATGGTTCAGGGCTGCTTCACAGGTTGGTAAAATCTTCTCCCCTCAAAGGGTGGCTGTCCGCCGGGGCAGCCTTCTCTTTTGTTCATCTGTCGCCGTTGCCTCCACGCATTTGTCTAACGGCTTTCCGCCACCGCTTCCAAGCCGATATGGCGGTCTGGCCCTCTGGCCGTGGTGCCTCCGGGCAGGTTCGCTCACGCGACATCCGGGCAGACCGCCCGACGCTTCCCTGTCGGTTTTCTTCTTCGGTGAACAGCCGTGCAGCATTACATCTTTTCGGGAGGGTTTGCCATAGCTGATATTGTCGGCGGCTTCCGCGGAGGGGTGTCGGGGATTTTCCGCTAAGTCCGCGCCGCCGCACCGGCCAACAAGGTATCGGCGTTCCGCGTCGGCTATCGGCATTATAGATTCCATCTGCCCAGTTTTGTATCAGGGTGGTTGCAGCACCGTTCGGCAGGTTTGACTATCGGGAGCGACGGCAACCGCCGCCGCTTGCCTCCGACATCGGCGTTCTCCGTGTTCCGGGGGCAGCTCACCACCGGGCGCAAGCACATACAGCGCCGCCCTCGGCCTCAACCGCAACCGCGCAGTCCTCGCCACACCCTCGGCAGACGCACCGTTGAACTTGCAGCCCCGACGAGTGCGAAGTGATGCCGGGCATCGACTGCGGAGGCTTTTTGCTGCACAAACGCGAAGCGTTCCGGCTATTTTCCCTGCGGTTAGTTTTCTTTTGCCTTTTCCGCATTTGGGGGATATGAACCGTGGCTTATTTTTCCTTCACAAAGTTAGGTCGCCAACTCAACTTCCCTCCGGCTCTCTAAAACCGGCTCCGCCTATTTCGCTACGCGCCTTTTCGGCTGCACTCGGCATAGTCAAGCGAGCTTGCCTCTGCTCTCATTTGCACGAAAAGTATCACGACAATTTTACGAAAAATGGTACGAGCCTCATTTTTAGACGCTCCGCTTAAAATTCTCTATAAATTTTTGTTCGGTCTCAAACAGCTTCCCACCTGATTGTTCGTAAAAATTAAGAGCCTCGGCTCACATCTCAAACCCCAAACACTTCAAAATCATGGCAAAGAAAACTAAAAAATCCGCAGAAAAGAAAGTCGCTCAGAACGCTACACCGCGTCGCTCCGCTAAAAAAGCCACAGCTCCCGCTGTCGAGACCGTTCCGGCCATCACTCCCAAGCTCATCGTGGCTCAGCACAAGTTCAACCGCTGGTACGTCTACTTCAAGGGTGTAGCCCCCAAGGACAACGTCGGCTGCGGTTGCAAGACAGCCAAGAGCGCAATACGCTATATGCACCTGCTCAAAGCCCGATACGGAGCTACCATATCCCAAAACATTTACGAACGACTCCAGTTCGAGGCTCAGCGAGAGGGTTAAGCCCTCTCGCTTCTCTCTCCCGATTGTCAAACCTTTTAATTCTCACGACGATGCAACGAAAATATACTTGTACCACAAAACAGGGCAGATGGGATTTCTTTGCCGACAACGATATTGACGCGGTACGCCTGGCCCTTTTCTATTGTTGGCGCGACGGCGAGGACTTCGTAAGCATCAAATCCCCGAACAATCATACACTCCGCATCTGCCTTATCGACAATCATAACTCAATACAAACCCTTTAATTCCCGAAGCAATGGAAATCAAATACGGCAAGTTCACCGAACAAGAGCTGCAAGTAATTCTCGACGCAGCGCGTACAATCAACTACGCTTTCGGCACTCAGTTTCCGAGCTACAAAGAACAGTTGGCCCTTCTGATTGAAGACCTGCATTTCCGCGTTATCAATCAGATAGTCATTCAGGCGCAAAACGCCCTCCGCTCGAAATACATCGCGCGAGGCATCGACCCCGACGCGCCCGACTTTGTGCCCGATCATTTGGAGAACTGATTTCTCCAAACCATCAGTATCGCGGTTGACCCTCCGGGGTTGACCGCTCTCTCGCTGTCTTTTATCTGCCACGACTGCAAAGCTACCTTTGCATCATGGCACACCGCATCACTTACAAGCCTCCGGGCAGACTCCTTTCTTCGGCTGTCGGCGAACTCACTGTCGCAGTCGACGGCGATTTTGTCGATGTTACACTCACCGCCACCGGCGGCATCGTAATCCTCTCGGAGCGTTACTACCCCTACGGCGGTTATGTAACGCTCTATGATCTCGGCTCGCTTATCGAGGCCGAGATGCGCTCGTCGGGGCTATCGACCGCCGACTTTACCCTCCGTGTGTTCTCCGACACACAGAACAACAAGGCAGACTCCTGTGTGCTTCATATCCTTTACTGCGACCGCTTCACGGTCTGCACGGATATTCCGGCATTTCTCCGCGAGAACTTCCTTACTACGCTTTCCATGCGCCGTGTCGCCCCCGGCTCCACGCTCTCCCTTTTCTTCTACGCAGAACAGGGGGAGAGCATAGCTTACAATGTCGCTCACTCTTTCCGCAAAGGCGGTTCCGACTCTATCTTCCAACATACATTCATAGTCGACAGCGGCAAGACCGCCACATCGTCGGGCGTGGTGCAAATCAACATCTCCCTATCCGCCGTTATAGCCGACGCAGCTTCTTTCGCCACCGCAAGGCTCGGCGACATTATGCTGTTGTCGTTCACAGTCCGTTGCGGTCAGCGGTCAATCTCATGTTTCGTTGACTATTCGCTCGACGACCGCGAGACTTTCTTCTTTCGCAACTGCTTCAACGTCTTTGACTTCGCCACTTTGCCCGTACTCACTACGGCAAAGACAGACGTCGACCGCTCCCTCGCCGTCATAAACGGCAAGTCGCAATTCTACAACCAGTCCACGGCCAAGACATACGAAGTCGAGGCAACCCGCCTCACTTCCGATGAAGCCGCGTGGATCGACCAACTCTTTTCGTCATACGATGTATTCCGCATCGAGCCGGACGCAACAAATCCCGACGAGCCGCTTGTGCTGGCCCCGGTTCTCATTACCGATTGCACCTGCGAGATACACGACGGCGACGAGAAACTTAACACCGTCAAGTTCACATGGCGACATACCGACAACCGCCCCATAGTGCGCCTGTCTGCCTCGCCCGGCATATTCACATCGCCCTACAACATAGTCTATTCGTAACCAATGGCTCACTCGATACACATATCTACCGCCCGCACCATGCTCAACTCCGGCGACCCCGTCGATATTTCAGTCTGGAAATCCGACGGCTCTATCCTGGAACTGCGTAACGTCATTTCCCTCCGTTACTCGTTCTACGGCGGCTGGAGGAACGTAAAGATACTTTCCTCCGGCGAGTGCCGCAAGATACGCGACTGCTGCATCTTCCGTGTGAACGACCTCGAAGTTTTTCTTTGATATTCCGCTGAAAATGCGTAACTTTGCTATTATCAAACTCACTCCGATTATGCAAAAGATATTCACTGTCATATTATTTTTAATATCGGCTGTTTTCTCCATTAAAGCTGTCGATAGTAAAGCTGTCGATTCATTGGAAATATATTATGATGGCCTTTACGCCGTTAATTGGACGGTCAATGTATATCCTGTTGCAGATGTTTTTAGTTTTCCGCAAGACCATATTGACAATATACTTGAAGCACTTAATATACCACAAAAAGAAATTCTTGCAGATGGTAAGTGGATACTATGGTATTATCTTGATACCTCATTTCAAGAAGCGAGAAGCATTAAAAGCGACATCGAAAAAGTTGATTTGCCCAAAGGCTATAAATGGGGATTCGGAATACTTGAAGACGAGAATCAGAAACTGACTTTTATCGTAGCTTTATGTGAATCGAAATCTACATTTAGCGATACAATATATCAAGCCTTTCTTGAAGAAAATGTTTTCGCGAAACCGTCTGTCAGGTTTAATTTCAGACAAGGAGAATCCGAAGAATCATTAGAGGAATATAAGAAATACAGTAAAGGTAACAATCATTTGGTATTTGAAATTAACGATTGGCTGTTTTCATATTCGCAGATAAAAGATAATGATGGCTCGATAACCATTGATTATGTACCTCGCTCCGTTTTAGAAAAACTTTATAAATCGCCTCGCTTTGACGTTCCTGAATTGATAGCTGAATAAGGCGTCTTTTCGCAACCGTCATACGGTCCATAACTTCGCTGCATAAATCAGCAAGTTATGGACTTTTCTTTTTCCGACCTCAATTATAACTCCGTCGAGACACTTCCGGGCTTCGAGGCCCGCGCTGCGTTCACTGTCAATTCCGCGTCAGTATTCCGCGAAGACGTGGATATTGTGCCGACTATTGTAGACGATACTCTCTCTTATATCCCGTGGGGCGGGGACAATCAGATGCCGTTCGACCTGCTCGCGCTCGTCGAAAAGGACGAAACTCTGGCAACCTGCCAATGTTTCAACGCCGAGGTATGCTACGGCTCCGGCTTGCAATACTGCGCCAAAGAAGCCACGGCATCGGTCATGTCGGCAGTCGAGGACTTCCTTCTTGACAATGACCTCGCCGCGTACTTCCTCGGCATATGTCAGGATTTTAAGCACTTCGGCTTCGCCGTGTCGGTGCTTATTCTCAACGAAGACGGCACAAAGATTGTGCGCCTGTTGAGAAAGGAAGCCTGTTATTGCCGCTTCACTCCGGCTGACAAGCACGGTCGTATTTCCAAAATCCTTTACGCCAACTGGCGTAAACCCATCTCGTCGCGGAGCGACATCGAGGAAATCGACCTACTCGACCAGACTTCGCCGTGGCGAGATCTGCAAGACAAACTCGCCAAAAAGTCGAAGTGCCGGAAATTTGCTATTGTATCGCGCATCCCGACCGTGGATAGCACATACTATCCAATTCCGTATTACGGCGCGTTGTTCCGGGGTAAGTGGTACAACATCAAGCAGCTTATCGGCATCGCCAAAGAAGCGAAGCTGAAAAATTCAGCGCCGATAAAGTACCACATCGAGGTCGGCGCAAAATATTGGGAGTCCATATTTCGTGCCGAGGGCATCACCGACCGCCGCAAGCAACAGGCGCGTATCGTCGCCGAGAAACAGCAGATTCTCGACTTCCTCACCGGCGCCGAGAACAGCGGCAAAGCCTGGTTCTCGACTTTCTACGTCACGCCCGACGGCAAAGAGCAACACGATGTCGTAATCAACAAGATTGACGACTCCAAAGAGGGCGGCGACTGGGAGACCGACATTCAGGAGGCAATCAATATGATTTGCTTTACTATGCGCGTTCACTCCAATCTCGTCGGCTCTGTGCCGGGAAAGGCTCAGACCAACAACAGCGGCTCTGATAAGCGCGAGCTTTACACAATCGCCCAAGCCCTTCAGAAACCGTATCACGACCTGCTCTTTACCGTCCATCGCATCATCATCCGCTTTAACAAGTGGGATAACGTCACTGTGGACGTGCCGTTTATCCAGTTAACGACCCTTGACGAACACCAGGACGCAAAACAGGTTAAACTCCCTAATTCAAATTCAAAAGATAACTCCGGCCATGATACTGATAACCGATAATGAAACGTTGCGCCGTTTCATCCCTAATATTATCCGCGAGGTCAAAGGGGAAACTCCGCTCTTTGACAAACTCGCTCCTTTCCTTGAAAGGGCAGAGCAATGGTTCTGCCACCACTTCGTTCCGGCAGAACTGCTCGACGCAGTCGCGGCAGAAGCCGCTCATATCGTCGCTGTCGAGGCATACCGTCTGGCCGTGCCGCAACTCGACCTTGTGCTTACGCCCAACGGTTTCGCAACCGTCGGCACTCAAAACCTTTCTCCGGCATCGAAAATGCGCGTCGACCGGCTCGTTGGCGGTCTGCTCTCCGAGAGGGACAAGGCACTGGCGCAGCTTCTTCACAATCTGCCCTCCGTCGAGGGCTGGCCGGACTCACCGCAAGGCCGGTGGTTCGGCGCCACGCTGTTTCCGACCCTTGATGTTGTAACCCAACAGTCGGGGGAAGCAGAACGACTCTGGGACAAGTATTGTGAACTGCGCCCGCAGTTGATTGACCTCGAAGCAAGCCTCTCGGAAGAATGGCTGTCGCCGGAACTGATGTCAGCGCTCCGCTCGGAGAACCTGCGCGGAGATCTGACCTCGGAAAGAGGTGTTATTGTCCGGCAGGTAAAAGCGCAGGTCGTGGGCTACCTGCGGTCGGGGTCGTTCAACTCGCGGAGGCTCGCGGATATTGTGAATTATATCCGGCTGAACCCCGAATTTTTCAGCGAATGGCACCAGTCGGAAACCGCGAAGCTGTTTGCGCCGCCGGTCTTTCGTAATGAAAAGAAGGCTTCGGGCTACTTCTTTTAGCGGTGTCGGGGCAATCGGCAGTCGGTGAAGCTACGTCGCAGGGGTCATTTGTCGGTCATATCGCATTGGAGTTATGGCACGAGGCACTGATTTTCCTGTGCGAAATTAGAATATGCGTCAGCAGGTCAAGGGCAGGTTTGCACTCCGTGTTCCTCCGTTCTTCGCTCCGTTGCAGAACGGCTATCACCCTTGACTCTCTCAGCCTCCTATGCACATTCTTTTATTTGCACGTAAAATCCAAGTGCTTCGGCACATAACTCTTAAATCAATTCGATATGATACTTCCCGACAAACGACCCGTTGAGCGCGACTTCGCCAACATCACCGACTACTCGCAGACATGCCCCGACGGTGCAAGAAAGTTCTTCGCCTTCATCCATTTCACCGATGAATCGACCTGCCTTTTTGCGAACATCTTCACGTTCAGCAGAACATTCGCCACGATGCTCGTGATAGAAAAATTCAGCGACTGCCTCGAATACATCAGCAGCATCAATATCCACGAGCAGGAATATTGAACGACCCCGACTCCAAAGCCTCGCCGAGCAATCGGCGGGGCTTTGGCTTGCGTACCTGCCCGATTTTGAGTAATTTTGCGGTCATCAAATCCTCAATGGCTCAATGGCAAGATGAACTTCCTACATTATCTATATATAAAGGCTGATACCAGCATTCGTTATGGTAATATACCCCGTATCATCATTTCCTTTCCTGTATGGGCAGTTGCTCTATCCTTTATCCCTTTGATATTAGTTTGGTGGGTTCAATATTTTTTGACGTATGTAATAATTTATCTTCTCGTTCTGGCTGTATATCCGCCAAAACTTGTAAATAGGAAGTATGACGAATGGGAAAAGAGATATGGTAATATGACCTCCATTTGGTTTTATCTGTATCTCGTTTCATTTATCTTATTCCCTGTGCTAAAAGTATATCTTTGCACGCATTAAATCACGTCTTTTACGCATAGAGTGCTTTACCGTACTTTCGCAGTACGATAAAGCACTTTTTATATGCAGACAATCTCGATTAACTTCATCGTGCCGCAGGGCTGGCACGAGCTTTCCGATAAACAGCTCCGCTATGTTTATCAGCTTCTCGCCGATGATTTCGCCACCGACGACAAATCGTGCCAACGAGAGCAGAGCCAAGCTTGCTTGGACTATGCCGAGTGTAGCCGATTTTGCTGGGAAGAAATCAAGACCTTATGCCTTCTCCAATGGAGCGGCACAAAGGTTATCGGTCGGCAAGACAGCGGGGCCTATCTCCTCAAAAAAGCAAAGATTCTTTTTGAGGTTACTCCCTTGACCCTCGCAGAGCTGCTGCCGAATCTCGACTGGCTCGCTTCTCTGCCGACGGTTCCCGTCAGGCTATCCAAAATCAACCGCCAGCACGCTCTCCCGGCTGACTTCTCCGAAGTGCCGTTTGAGACCTTCATCATCTGCGACAATCTCTATCAAGGCTATCTTCAGACGCAGAACGAAGACCTGCTCGACCAACTCGGCGCGACGCTCTACGGCAAGGCCATGACCTTCAAGCCATACGAGCGCATCAGTATCTTCTACTGGTTCGCCGCGCTCAAAGATACCTTCTCGCGTAAATTCCCGGACTTCTTTCAGCCAATCAGCGCCGCCACCGGCGGCAACCTGCTCGGCTCGTCCGCTCCATCGATCGAGGACGCGATGAACGCTCAGATCCGTGCGCTCACAAAGGGCGACGTTACCAAAGAGAAAGAAGTCCTCGCCCTTGATACACACCGCGCCCTCACGGAGCTTAACGCACAGGCGCGTGAGTATAAGGAGCTGAACGCCAAAACGCAATCCAAATGACAGCGCAGCTCAACGGAAGATGGAACGCGGCCAGTTTCTTCGAGGAACTGACCGCAACCAACCGCCTCGCCCGGCAGGAAGGTTTTACCTTCTGCCGCGTCAGCGGGCTTGACGGCTTCGAGGAAGCTGTCAACGAGGCGCAGGCCCAAACCGCCTTCGTCTGCGTCAGCGATATAGCCGACGGCTATACCGAGTTGAACAACACGCCTCGCACACGCCGCGTCAAAACCGTGTTTTTCGCTATGCGACACGCCGCCGAGGATATGGCAGCCCGCGCCGAGTGCATGGAAATTATGCGTGAACTGTTCCGTCAGTTCATGTCGCGGCTTCTCCCTGAAAAGGTCAGGTTAGAGCAGAACTGCATCTACCTCGACCCCCGAATATCGTTCAACGAGATTGACCGCTATTTTTTCAGCGGAGCCGCCGGGGCTTATTTTCAGATTGCCGTCGATGTGTTCACAGATTTAAGATACAATCCCGATGAATGGGCGTAAGCCCATCGGCAAAGTTGGCGCTTGAACGTCAGCGGGCGCAGGGCGCAGCTATGCGGTCGATGGTGCAAGCTATCAAGCCAACCTTTGCCAATGTGGAAAACCCAGGCGCGGATGACCCCTGCGGCCAAGGTTGATTTGACCCCTGAAA